CGGCAACAAGTATGACATGATGGACGGTGTGGACCTGCCGAACGACTCGGGGAACCAGGGCAAGTGGCGCATTTGGCTGCCTGAGGGCGGAACGATGATGGTGAAGGGCCGAACGGACTCGAACTGGACGACGGCGGTGGCTCACGGAAAGTACATGGCTGTCATCCCCATCGGCACTGTAACAGGCTCGTCGAGCACCTACTATGCCGACTATTATTGGATAAGCACGTCAGCTGGCCGTGTGGTCTATCGCGGGTATAACGTTGCGTACGCGAGTGGCGGTGTGTCGAGTGCGAATATCGTTGCTTCGAGCGCGTCTGCGTTTGTCGGCTCGCGTCTGGCCTTCCGCGGAAAACTCGTGAGGGCGCAAAGCGTGGCGGCGTATAAAGCGCTGAGCGAGGAGGCGTAAAGCGGAAAGCGAAGCGCGCCAAAGCGGGAGCGAAGCGACAAGACGAAAAGAACGGGCGTCACCGGCGTAAGCCGGTCGGAAAATTTTCAGGAAACCGAAGCTTATGGCCGGTGGCGCTTGAACGGCGTTTGAACGGCGGTCAAAGAAACGGTGGAGGGCAGAGTTTGGGAAGAATATGAGTAACTTTGCACTGAAGAAAAAAAGGCGGAGTTTCCCAACTGGCCGTGTGGTCTATCGCGGGTATAACAATGCGAACGCGAATGGCGGTGTGTCGAATGCGAATGCGAATAACGATGCTTCGAACGCGAATGCGAATGTCGGCTCGCGTCTGGACAACTAAAAGAAAAGAACTATATCGGCGTACAGCAACGGGGACGTGCTCCCGAAGGTGGTGCCGAGGGAAACAAGCCACAGCAAAAGCATTGCACGGGCAATGGAAAGCTGAAACATCAAGTGCTGGGCAATAGGGTTTGGTAGGCCGGAGACGGTTCGAAGAAGCTTGGCCCGGGAACAGGAAGGCCCTTATCTTCCCTACAAAGAAAAAAGACCGATGCGCAGAGAAGGACACATCATGGAGGAGGTGACGGCCTGGAGCAACATGCAGGAGGCTTTTGACGCCGTGCTTCGCGGCGCAAAACGCAAGACCTGCCGACAAGGCCGCTATCTGCTGGAACACCGCGAGGAGACGATAACGGAACTGACGGCACAACTGAAGGACGGCTCGTTTCGGTTGGGTGGGTACCATGAGCGCGTGATCTGCGAATACGGCAAAGAGAGGCATCTGCAGATACTGTCGATGAAAGACCGCATGGCGGTGTATGCCGTGATGAACGTAGTGGACGAGCATCTGCGCAAACGCTTCATCCGAACGACGGGAGCGAGCATCAAGGAACGTGGCACGCACGACCTGATGAAATGCGTGAAACGTGACCTGCAGGCTGACCCGGATGGGACGGCATACTGCTACAAGTTTGACGTGCGGAGGTTCTATGACAACGTGAAGCCGGAGTTCGTGATGTGGTGCTTCCGCAGGGTATTCAAGGATGAGGTGCTGCTGGCACTGCTTGACCACTTTCTGCATTTGCTACCCAAGGGCATCAGTTTCGGACTGCGGAGTTCGCAAGGGGCAGGCAACCTGCTACTGTCCGTATTCCTGGACCACTATCTGAAGGACGAGTGCGGCATTAGGTATTTCTACCGATACTGCGACGACGGCGTGGTGCTGGCAAGGACGAAGGCAGAGCTTTGGATGGTGCGCGACATCGTGCATGAGCGGCTCGGACTGATAGACCTGGAGATTAAGCCCAACGAGCGGGTATTCCCAACGGCTGAGGGTATTGACTTCCTTGGTTACGTGATACGCCCCAACTGCACCCTGCTGCGCAAGCGCATCAAGAAGAAGTTTGCACGCAAGATGCACGAAGTGAAATCTAGAAGACGACGGCGGGAGCTGACCACATCCTTCTATGGGATGGTGAAGCACGCCGACTGCAACAATTTGTTTAATAAATTAACAGGCAACAAAATGAAATCATTTAAGGATTTGAATGTGGCTTACAAGCCCGAAGACGGCAAGAAGCGCTTCGCGGGTGGTGTTGTAAGCATCCGCGAGTTAGTGAACATCCCCATCGTGGTAAAGGACTTCGAAACGGGCATCAAGACGGAGCAGGGCGAAGACCGCTGCATCGTGGCCATCGAAGTGAACGGCGAGGCGCGGAAGTTTTTCACCAACAGCGAGGAGATGAAAAACATCCTCGCACAGATTAGAGAAGTGCCGGACGGCTTTCCGTTTGAGACGACCATCAAGACGGAGATGTTTGGCAAAGGTAGAACCAAATACGTATTTAGCTAAGATGAAAAGAGCTCAAGGTGGCGCGGAGGTGAAACTGCTGGAATGCGTAAGCCCCGCAAAGAACAAATGGCGCGTCCGCTGGGACGTGCAGCAACGTGACGATGGCTCCACCGACTACATGGAGGTGGAACTGGCACACAAGCCGAGTGGCGAGGAGATAAAGAACCTCGTCAGAACATGGTATAACGAACAGGCGGATGCCGCGATATTGTCGGGCTTCAGCTATGAGGATGCCCCGGTGTGGCTTTCGCAAGAGAACCAATACAACTATAAGGCGGCATACGACCTGGCTGTGCAGACAGAGGGCAAGACGCTGCCTGTTACGTTCAAGTTCGGCACGGACGAAGAGCCGGTGTACCGCACGTTTGAAACGTTGGAGGAAATAGCGGACTTCTACACCAAGACAGTGGCATACATACAAGGTGTGCTCGCTGACGGCTGGAAAAAGAAAGATGCGATTGACTTGAGTCTGTACGACGCTTGACGATGATCCCCTCGGGGGAGGATATAAAAAAGCCCCCGGCCTGTTAATATAGACGCCAATCATTTATTAACAACACACCAGTACGATGCGCAACCGGGGGCGTATACCTCCTGCTGCACCGTACTGGTTTTTCGTTGTCATAAATGATTGGCTATACAAAGGTATAAAGTTTTGTTCGAAATGAAGGTATTTGATATTCTGAATTTTAACCGTGAGCCTCTGAAAAGGCTATTACAGGCTGGAATCCGTTTGGAAGACGTGGAGTATATTGAACTATACAACGACTACACCGCCATGCTCGGCGGTGGCGACAAGGTATCGTATATCGTGGCAACGCTTGCGGAACGCTATCATGTGAGCGAGCGCAAGGTGTATTCACTTGTGAAAAGATATGGGAGTGAATGTAACTCGCTGATTTTCGGGGGGGTAAAGATAATTGACATTAAAATGCACTGCATGAGGCTTGCAGTGTGATTCTTTCGTAGCGTTCTTTGTTGATGCGGAAGCAGGGTAACTTTGCTGTATCAAAATAGAAAACGCTATGAACAAATATCATTCATTATTGGGGAAGGTGCTTGCCGAGGGCAAGTCCCAACAGAACAAGAAGGGCAAGATAAAATACTTGCTCAATGAGCAGTTGACGCTCACACCGGCTGACCTGCTCGACATTTTCGAGAGCCACGGCATAGCCCGAAAGAAACTGAAAGAGGAACTGAAACTGTTTATGCAAGGTGAGCGCAACGTGGAGCGTTATCGCGAGGTTGGCATCTCGTGGTGGGACTATTGTGGACAGGCCTTGGTGAACAGTTACCCGACCTACATGGAAAAGCTTCCACCGCTCATCAATCGCATCAACCGAGAGAAACGCAATAGCAAGAACTATGTGTTGTTTCTTGGTGCAACGGACGCTGAGAGTAACCAAGCACCTTGTTTGAGTCTCGTGCAGTTCCAGATAGACGATGGCGTATTGGTTGTGTCAGCTTATCAGCGCAGCTCTGATGCCAATCTCGGTTTGCCCTCTGATATTTATCATCTCTATCTGATGGCGCGACAAATAGACTTGCCTTTGAAGTCCATCACGCTCAACCTCGCCAACGTACATATCTATGAAAACAATATCAACGGCACAGAACGATTGCTTGCTGGAGAAGACAACATCAAGTTCGGATTGAACGTGTGATCCAAAAGCAGTGTGATTCGAACACTGTTTGAACGCTTTTAATTGACCTTTCAAAAACAACAAAAGCAGCCCGTTTTGGACTGCTTTTTGCCGTTTTTGAGTGTTGTGTGCGCGAAACTTTTTGCGCGTTTCGTTTTTCCCGATTTTTACACGTTTCGTTTTTCAAGTTGAGCACATTTCGTTTTGCCGGATTTACTTGAAGAATGCCGGCACCATAGAGGAGGTGATGGACACTTTCGAGGACGACATCCAGCTCATCATGCTCTACCACCACATCCCATCTCGACAGACCGACTACGGGCGCAGTTGTTGCGCCTATTCCAATCCGTCGTTCGGCATGATGTTCAAGATGAACGCCCAGACCGCCGACAATGGAATGGTCAAGCGCATTGATGTCACGCTCTACGGCTCGTTGGAAGTCATGTGCGCCGACCTCACCATTGATGTGGAACTCCACAG